TGAATTGATTTTCGTTCATAAATAAGACAAGATCCTCATTTGAGGATCTATTGTTTTTTAGACATAAAAATATAATGAAGACCTGGATGCTTGCGAATCGTCGTACTAAAGATACGTATGAGCAAGATCGATTTATAGAAGTTGCAGAAAACATGGAAATAGATTTTTCCATAGTGTATGCAGATGAGGTTGATCTTATTGTCTCAAGAGATGATCGTAACTCCATTAGATATAAAGATAGCATAGTATCTCTTCCTGATGTAGTTATTGCTAGAACAGGAAGTTCCACGGGTCATTTTAATCTTTCTGTACTTCGTCAGTTTGAAAGATTGAATGTTCCTACGTTACCAAACTCTGATAGTATTGTCGCCTCTAAAGATAAAATGTATGCCAATCAGATTTTGGCTCAAGCAGGACTTCCTATCCCAAAGACAATGCTTACTCGTTTTCCTAGTAATTGTGATTTAATAGAAAATCAAGTAGGATTTCCTTGCGTAGTAAAAGTTGTAACAGGATCATATGGCGCAGGGGTTTATCTTTGTCGAGATAGAAAGCAGTTTGATGATTTATCCGAGTTAATCTCTGCTATAGATTTCAAAAACTCCATGATTGTGCAAGAGTATATTGAATATTCAAGTGGTAGAGACTTGCGTGTTATTGTGATTGGTGGTAAAGTTGTAGGTGCGATGAAGAGAGAATCTACGGATGGATCTTTTAAAGCAAACATCACTCGGGGCGGAGTAGGAACTGCTTATGATGTTGATGACATGATGGAACTATTATCCATACAAACAGCAAAGGTTCTTGATTTGGATATTGCTGGTATAGACTTGCTTTTTCATCCAGATGGGTATAGAGTATGTGAAGCGAACTCCTCACCAGGATTTCGTGGATTTGAAAACGCTTTAGGTATTAACATACCACAAAAAATATTTGAATATGCAAGTATTCGTAACCCAAATAAGGGCGATTAGCGCAGCGGTAGCGCAGTTGCTTTACACGCAATTGGTCGGCGGTTCGAATCCGTCATCGCCCACTTGATAAATATTTAAAAAGTTTTTGAGTTAATATGGTGAAAGAAAATGATTTCAATACGATGCAAAGATTGCAATAAAGAAATAACGGGACACCCCACCAAAACAGTGTCATGTGGGTGTCCAAATATGGCAACGATTCGTGGTGGAGTTATTTCTGCTGTTGACTTATCACGAGTTGTAATGCTAAACTCTATCAAGGAACCACAAAAAACAAATGTGCTTTCTTCTCAAGATCTCGCTTTTCAGGAGGCAAGAAGGCAACGTAAAGTTCGTCGTTTAGATTTTGAGGTCCGTTGATATTTTTGGAGAGGTGGCCGAGTGGTTTAAGGCAGCAGTCTTGAAAACTGCCGATGTGAAAGCATCCGTTGGTTCGAATCCTACCCTCTCCGTTTTCTTAATATTTTTTTAATGACTTTCTGGATTTCAACACATAGTATCTGTTAATACTTACTTTAGACTATAAATTTGGTAACATTTTAATACATATATTATGTCTGTTTTTTGTTTACATGAGTCCATCAATCATCAGCATTTACTTAACTTTAGTTGTTTTTCTTTTAATGATTGTGTATGCTGGAGTAGAGGGAACATTACGTGTTTTCACATATTTTGATTTAACTCTCCGCTTTCAAGTTATTAAGGTACAGATGAAGTGGATGAAGTGGAGAATGGAAAGACAACTAGGTCTTCCACATAAAAACTACGATTAAACTTAAGAGGACAAATCAATGAACTCAGAAAGAGAAGTTTCAGATTTGAAACTTACCCGTGTTGAGTGTTCTAAATGTGGTGCAATATGGATAAATGAAAAACACATTTGGGGAGGCACGTGCAATAAGGGTAGCGAACTTGACCTGGCTGGTTTAGTTTGTAACACTTCTCACGGTGGAGGAGATGCATGTATTAATCCACTAAAAGGCAAAGTGGGTGGTCAAACTTGGGAAGATAGGTTATACTTCTTAGAAAAAAAGACGGTATCATATAAAAATGAACTCAACAGATTCAAAGATCACTATGACTCCTGAAGAAATTCAAGCGATGATTGATGAGTCTATTGCCATAGCAATACGCAAACATAATAGGAATGCTTCTATTATTAGCGCCTGTATTGGTTGGTTGGTTCTTGCATTATTTGCTGAAGGATTATTAAGGCTTATTGGAGTTATTCCACCCCTACTACCATGGCTCAAAATTACACTCCCTTAATGTTTTTGATACCCTGGGTTATACTTATTGGTATAGCCCTATCAATGATCGTACAAGGTTGGATGATTATGAATGCTCAAAATGGGTATACGAAAAGTCCAAAAGTTAAACACCCAGAGATGAATGATGTTAAACCAGGAGACCCTTTACTTGTGATTAGATTTACAGAGGAAGATGAAGAACAACTGCAACGCAGAGTTCTACAACAAAGGATGAACGAACTATTTGAGGAACCATCCACCTTTGAGGATGATGATGATGATGAAGATTTTTATTCTGTTTCAAGAAAATGAATAATCTGATCATTACCTCCATTATTATTTTTGGAGTTATTATTTCTTTTATTGATTGGGGATTTACACACGCATATTATTAAATAGTAAGAAAAATGTTTAGAATGAATGATCATACAGATGATCTTAGAGATACAGATTGGAGATATGGTGAAGAACGAATGATGCTTAGGGCAAAAGTTTTTTATGCATTATCTCATCACCTTCATGAACATTGTAGGCAAGTATACGAGTTTTGTAATGATTGGGTAGATCATGGTAATAAGAACATAGATAATATAGAATCATTTTTTCAGGAGCACCTTCAGCGACTTGACAGTGAGTGTAAAGAGTAATATACTATCAAGGAGAACTTTATCGGGCATTAGCGCAGTTTGGTAGCGCGTCTGCTTTGGGAGCAGAATGTCGGGGGTTCAAATCCCTCATGCCCGATTCATAACTTACATTTATGAATCATGATCAAAAACCTACTTAACACAAATCTACTACAAAAGTTTACAGTGGAAGAATTTCAAAAAGACTTTGATAATCTAATGAATAACGTTGAGAATGGCGAATCACTAGTGATAACGAGTGAGCATGGAGATGTGGTTATGATCCCTTATGATGATGATGTAAAGGAGTTGATACGAATACACACTGAGTTAAACAACGAAGCTCCATAGTATTTGTATTGCGAGTGAGACTTGGTAGTCAGAGGAGTCTTATAAACTCTTTCCGCCAGATTAGCGGCTTTGAGGTGGTTCGAATCCACCCACTCGTATTGCTCCTTTAGCAATCTGGTGAATGCAGCGAACTCATAATTCGCCTAAGGCGTGTTCGATCCACGCAAGGAGCACTTGACAAAATCACTGTCAAACCCGTATAATAGTCAGGTCAACATTCAAAACAATGACTCTTACTTCCAAGTTTAAGAAGGATCTTCAAACTCTTCGTCATGCCGCCGATGGAGAATTTTATCTTGATGTAAAGAATCCGAAACTTTTCAAAAAGGTTCGCCGCTACTATGAAAATGTAGGAGCAGTGTTTTCTGGAGATCCTCTTGATGACTATGAAATTCTTATGGAGTTCATTGCTCAGGATCTTGAGTCTGTTGAGGTTGTATGAGCAAGGTTATTCTAGAACGTGAAGGATATCGCTTCGTGGAGGCAGGTATCATTGAGATTAACGGTAAACCTGATTACCGTATGCAAAAACAAAATGAGTATACTAAACGCTGGAATGACATCTATCTTTTTGATAATGTTCTACAGTGTTCTACTGCAATGGAAGACATTGAGTATGCCAAATGGTTAGATCCAGATCGTGTTCCATGTTATGTAAAAGATGATGAAGAACCTAATGTATTTTGATGATGCTGAACTGCTTCAACTTGAGTTTTGTATGAAGCAAACAAAAAACCAAATGTCGATGGGTGGAGAAATCCGCCGCCATGCCTCTATCACTCAAAAGATTGAGAAAGAAATGGAACGTCGTAAACAAGAAAGTGGATCTTATACCAAAGAAGATTTGCTTCGTCGTTTAGAGGAACAAATGGATCGTCTAGAAAAGGAGTTCTCATGAGAGAGTTAAAAACTAAATAATCTAGAAGTATTTTTTTTACTAATATGGCAACTTCACCCAGAGTAGCAGCTGCTAAATCAGTTGCAGCAGAATCCGCAGAAAAACAACCATACATGTCTGAATATGATAAGAGTGTTGAACTTCGTCTTCAAGTTCTTGAGTCTCGGACAAGTGTTTCACATCAAACTACTAGTGCCGCTGGTGTTGATGAAGATAGACTTGCTGCACTAGAGGCAAAAGTCGATGATCTTATTGATAGATTGGCAAGAAAGATGTCATTCTAATTTCCTGTTTTATTCAAAACAGGTGGTGGAGTCAACCCAACATGCCCGTCTCGGAATGACGTAAAACGTGCCCTGGTCGGGAACCCCCCCTTCAGTTATAGAGTTTCTAATCTCTCTTAAAAGGATTAGTGGTGCGGATGGGGTAACTCCCGCCTGGTTTCTATTTTCCAGTCAAAAAAATAGTGGTGCGTCGAATACCTCTTCTGTGTGAGTTGGTTTCTTAGTTCCATCTGAATAAAACTAAGTGGCGGGCATGTCCCGATCAGGGTGGTTGCATAAACCACCTTTTTTTGTTAAACTAACATTAGTTAAATCATACTATGAAAGTTGCACTGATTACCGGTATTACTGGTCAAGATGGTTCGTATCTTGCTGAACTTCTTTTAGAGAAAGGATATGAAGTTCACGGTATTGTGCGACGATCTTCTCTCATTAATACTGACAGAATTGATCATATTTACAAACAAATCAAACTTCATTATGGAGATTTAACTGACTCTACCAACGTGATTGGTGTGATTCAGAAAGTTCAACCTGATGAGATCTATAATCTTGGTGCTCAAAGTCATGTAAAAGTATCTTTTGAGTTGCCAGAATACACTGGAATGGTTGATGGTCTTGGAACTCTTCGTATTCTTGAAGCAGTTCGTCTCTTAGGAATGGAGAATAAAACAAAAATCTATCAAGCATCTACTTCTGAAATGTTTGGCAAGGTTCAAGAAATACCTCAAACGGAAATAACTCCGTTTTATCCACGTTCACCTTATGGTTGTGCAAAGGTATATGGATATTGGATCACTAAAAACTATCGTGAATCCTACAACATGTATGCTGGATCTGGAATCTTATTCAATCATGAATCTCCGAGAAGAGGTGAAACTTTTGTCACTCGTAAAATTACAATCGCACTCAAGAACATTTCTGAGGGTAAATGGGATACCTTATATCTTGGTAATCTAAATGCTCTTAGAGATTGGGGACATGCCAAAGACTTTGTTGAAGCAATGTGGTTAATGCTTCAACAAAAAGAAGCAGATGATTATGTGGTCTCTACGAATGAACAACACTCAGTTCGTGAGTTTGTAGAGAAATGTGCTCCATATTTTAATATGAGTATTCAATGGCAGGATAAAGGATTTAATGAGGTTGGTATCGATGTAAAATCTGGTAAAACTATTGTAAGAGTAAGTGATAAGTATTTCCGTCCTGCTGAGGTAGATACTCTTCTTGGAGACTCTACAAAAGCAAGAACAAAACTTGGATGGCATCCAAAAACATCTTTTGATCAACTTGTAGAGGATATGTGCAGAAATGAAAAAGGATTCTAAGATTTTAGTCGCAGGATCCAACGGAATGGTTGGATCTTCCATTGTAAGGTTCCTTGAAAAAGAGGGATACACTAATCTTATTAAAGGAACTCGTAATAACGTGGACTTTACAAACCAGGACGAAACTGAAAGATATTTCTATTCAGAAAAACCTGAATATGTTTTTCTTGCAGCTGCTAAGGTTGGTGGAATACTTGGAAATAAGAATCATAAAGCGGAGTTTATTTATGATAATTTAATGA